ATTGCACCTGCAATTCCGGCTATAATCGGAGCTATTAAGTTCCAGTTACTTGCAAAGAAGTTATACACTGCCGTTGCACCGGACAATACTCCTGCAAGGGCATTTACCACCAAAGGCAATCCTGTATTCTTCACCCAATTAAGAGCAGGCTTACAAAATTCAAATGCATTAAAAAGTGCATCTTTCACGCCTCCGACTATTGTTATTATACCTGAGAATTTACCTTGATTTGCTTCAATGGTACTACTTATATTTTCAAATGCTGATGCACCATAATTCCATACATTTTGAAATGCTGTCATGAGCGGTGGCAGTGCATTATCCTTAAGCCAGCCAAGTGGTACTGCCACAGCATCAATACCTGATACAACAATATTCTGCACCGTTGGCATTGCACTCGCTACATATCCGAAAGTTTCTGTTAACACCGGATAGAGCCTGCCTCCAATTACCTCCTGCATATCACCCCATGCATTTTTCACCTGAATAATTTTACCTTCAGGCGTGTTGGCCATTGCTTCTGCAAGACCACCAAAATTCTGTCCTAAGACCTGTACAAGCATTGCTGCTCGTTCACTTTCGTTTCCGTTTGCAAGTATCTTCTTTTGTGACTCATCAAGGGTTACACCATAACGTGTAAGGGCTCCTACATTTCCGGTCATAACCTTACCCATAAGATTTGCCATCTGCTGCATCTGATCTCCCGATACAGATACACCGTACTGTGAAACAGCCAAATCCTGAAGTGACGGTAGAAGTGTTTTAATTGTATCACTTTGCAATTGGAAAGTAGCAAGCTGTGAAGCACCTTGAATTGTTGCCTCATCTCCCACAGTTGTTATACCCTGTAGTTCCCCTGAATATTTTTTCATCGCATCAACGTTAGCAAGCGTTGTACCCTTAACATTCATCATAAGCTGTTCAAGACGAGCCTCTGATTTCACCTGAGTTTCACAGGCACTTATACACTGTTTCGTAAAATCAACAATCTTTGAAAATCCGGCATATGCCGCAACTACTCCTGTTACCTTTTTAGCAAGACTTGAAAGTGATGAACCTGTCAGGCTATTCTGACTGCTCATCTTTTTCAAGCTTCCGGTTGCATTTACTGTATGAGTTTTAAGGTTCTTTGTACTTGTGATAGCATTTCGTATACCTGTCGTAAAGTTATTGTCTTTGATAGACAGTGTTGCCCCTATATTTTTACGAGCCATTAACTACCACCGCCAGTCAATGCTTTGTACTTCTCCATCTCATCTTCAACATAAATTTCATAACAGGATTTATAGAATATTTGCTCTGTTAACGGAAGGTTTATGATATGTTCTGGTGTTATGCCCCTATTTAAAAAGTGACAGAGCATACCAAGTTCTCCGTCACTTCTTATGAGTTTTTTATATCATCTACTACCTTTACACCATCTACATAGCCTGCAAGCCTTAAAGCTTCCATTGCAATCTGCGGAATTTCTCCCGGTTCAAATATCTTATCAACAATCTCCATCGGGTCCACACATTCAAACTCCTGCTGAAGCTCTCTTGATTTTAAGTACGGTTCTGTTACACAGGAATACACCATGTATGCATCTCCGTTATCCATATCCTGCGATTCACGAGCCAAAGCCGCAGTTGGACTTTCAATAGTAATCGTACCACCAAGTGATTTTATATATAATGTTGCTGTCTTTGGTTTTCTCTTGCTTTCAAGCATCTGTTCTTTTCTGCGGATAAGCTCCTGCAGAGTGATTTTTGTTGTTTTATCCATTTAAAATTCCTCCTATCTTACCTTGACAAGGTCCGGGAAGTAGTAATCAGTGAATCCACCGCTGTAGTAGAGTAGGAAAGTGCCGCCTTGCAACATTTCTGCTGTAGGTCTGCACAGTCCCCTCTCCGAACCGGACGTACCCCTCTCAGGGTATCCGGCTCTCCATCAATATTCCTTTAATCAAAATTCTTTTTTCCATGAATGCGCTTATGACATTCTCTGCATACTACGATTGTTTTTCTGCGCTTTGCAATCATAATACGTTCCCATAGCTCTTTACCTTTTAGGTCTTTGACCTTTTTAACATGATGAATTTCGTATATATCACTATCTGTGTTTCCACAAATCTCGCAGACTTTTGCTTTTAGTCTCTGCTCAAACTTGGTGGTCGTATGCTGATGATACATTGCAACATTTACGATGTTGTCTTTGATGATACGGTTACCTTTGCATTTGCTGCTTTTTGTCAGGTACATTACTTGCTTTCCCTGTTTTGTATCATAAGGTATACACCAGCCTCCTTTTCTGTCGCTGTATTTTTTTATTATCTTAGATATTGTTGTTTTGTATTTTGCTGCTAAGGTCTTCAAGCAACTATATTCCATTAAATATGAAAAATAGTTTAGATGGCTATAATTTACCGCTAAACTATAATAGTTGCATATTCCACGTATTTCAGCGTTGTATGCATTAACAATCTCTAAATCTGTAAGCGACAGCAAAGTCGGTCTCTTGCACGGGGTTATAACTCCCTTACGTACCTCAATCGCCTTTTTATCAAACAGAAACGGTATGATTTTGTCGTTCAGTGGTATTGTAAGCTCCGTTGTATAGTTCATTGTTCGTTGCGTCATGCCATGCGTTCCGCGCTTTAGTTCATTACTGCGCCTTATTCTTATGTCATAACCTAAAAATCTTATAGGCGTGTTACTGTGAGTAATATATGTTTTCTCTTCACTTAATTCCATTTTAAGCGAAGTTGAGATAAATTCTTTCAGTTTTATTTTTATTATCTCACAGTCTTCTTTTGAACCATTTACTGCAACAATGAAATCATCTGCATATCTGATATATTTGAGTTTCTTGTCTGTTTGCGATTTTGAAGGAGTTTTGAGCATTTCAGCTCTTGCTGTTTTCCACTCATTGATAAGTTGTGCTTTCATAATTTCATCTGAACATTCCTTTATTCGAGCACTCAATCTTTGCGTCTTTCCTAATTTTTGAATGTATTCCTTAGTGAATTTTCTTTCCGCAGGCTTATCGAATTCCGCTTTAATGCCCATGATATACTTGTCCAACTCATGTAGGTATATATTTGTAAGAATTGGTGAAACAATGCCACCTTGCGGTGCTCCACTATACGTATTGTTATATTGCCAATTTTCCAAATATCCTGCTTTTAGGAACTTATATATCAGTTGAATAAGTCTTGCATCTTTTATTTTTTCACCTATGATTTCTATCAGCCTTATGTGATTGATATTGTCAAAACACCCTTTTATGTCTCCTTCTATAAACCATTTAGTACCATTAAACTCCTTTTTTATTTTTGTTAGAGCAGTGTGACACCCTCTGTTTGGTCTGAAACCGTGTGATACATCAAGAAACACAGGTTCATATACAGCTTCAAGTATCATGCGCAGTACCTCTTGCACTAATTTGTCAGTGAATGTAGGTATTCCCAGCGGGCGCTTTTTGCCGTTCCTCTTTGGTATATATACTCTTCTGACAGGGTTAGGCTCATATGTATTGTCCTTTAACTTTTGGATGATATTCCTTACATATACCGTACTAAACCCATCTGCCGTATCAGTATTTATACCATTTGTAGCGGCACCATTATTTGCATACAGATTTTTATAGGCTACATAATAAATATCTTCACGTAGCATATATCTGAATAACTTTGTGAATACTTCATCATTGTTGTTTTTGGAATTTTGATTAAGTCTTTCTAAAATTTCCATTGTTGGTTGCATTGAGGTTTTCCTCCCTAATCAATTTTTATTTTAGTACATATTGACTACTCTCCTTCGCCATGTGACGGTCGTTATCCGTCTCAGACTACTATGAGAGTTCCGTTGCCTTGTCAGATATTCAGCGCCATCTCTCTTAGCTTTTACACCTTGAGATTTATCACCTATTGGCATTGCGCATAGCTTTAAGCGTTCTGATTTAGGCAATCCCCAGTTAATGCTGTTGATTGGTATACGGATTGTCGGATTTGCTTTCGTTTCTTGAGGTCTGGTTCTCCAGCCCGTTTCATGATTTGTTGATAACTCATTGTACGAAGAATATGTACAATGAAAATCATGACAGAGGTCACAGGTATATTTCCACCGTCCCATCAGAAAGGGAAACTTGAAACTCGCTTTAAAAAAATTTCATTTTAATCCTCATATCCGCTTATCATTGCGGTTCAGTCGTGCTCTTATACCTTAAAGCAACTTACCGCTTTCCTGTCATGCTATGTTCCCGTGTCGACTTTCGTCTTTCGGTTAGACAGGTTGATTACTGCGTTATCTTACAGTGTAGTACCTTATGCTACTTTCAACAACACCCTATCTGGGCGCACCTCTTCGTCTATCATTTTTGCATTCTCAAACTTCTGGAGTGTAAGCTCATTAAACCATGCATTCTCAATTACAAGTCTCTCGCTTCCGTATGCATCGGGATCATCAATTTTGGAGATAATCTGAATACGTACATCATGACCTTCCTTTATCTTCTCCGACAGAAGCTGTGCTCCTCTTGAGAACACCTTTTTAACCTTCATGCTCCATTCACCCGTGAGTCCTGTCATTTTTGAGTCCTTTGC